CCACGCGGGAGTGATCTGGGTCATCAAGGAACCCACGTTCTTTAAGATTGATGATAGCATTTTCGTATCTCTCTGGAGGAACAGATAAGAAGTATGTTGTATCAGCACTTTCATCATGAAGATGATCCAGACTTTCTGGATTATCAAGATCACAAGACACAAAATCTAACCAGTGACAAAAGTCCTCTGGATAATCTCCAAGATGTTGCAACCAAGACTCTTTAGTGTGCTCCCTACGAGAAGCACCAACAATCAAGATATTGTGTGGAAGTAATTCTTTCTTCCATAACTCAAAGAGTGCTGGAATCAGTTTTCTTTTACAGAGGTCTCCAGTCGCACCGAAGATAACAATGCGTCTAGTGAGCGGTTCCGTTTCCATCATAGTCGTCTGAGTCGTAGTAGTTATTTTCACCTTTTCGTATCCCGAAATATACTGTGGATAGTACAAAGGGTATGCATAAGATCGCAAGAGCATTACCGAACATTGTGTCCCCCGAACATGTAACGCATACCGTTTAGGATTTTGTTTCCGTATTCTCCAAGTCTTCGTGAGTTGAATCTCTCAAAGAGGGCAGCACTAATAACAGGAGTGGGTACGCCGAGATCCACAGCACTGTGAAGAGTCCAACGACCCTCACCAGAGTCTGATACTCCACCATCGAACTTGTCCAGTTTAGGATCATGGCGCAGAACATCAGCGGTAAGGTCAAGTAACCAACTACCAACAACGCTACCACGACGCCATAACTCAGCCACCTCAACAGTGTCAATATCATATTGATAATCTGCCGGGTTTTCCATCGGAGCAACCTCAGCATCCCCTTCCTTAACATATTTGGAACCAAGATTACCATGATGGAGAATATTAAACCCTTCGGCATACGCTTGCATGATGCCATATTCTACACCATTATGTACCATTTTGACAAAGTGTCCTGCACCTGGTCCACCACAGTGGAGCCAACCATACTCAGCACTGGTTGCACGAGTGAATGTGTCTGTACGGGGTGCAGCGGAAATGCCGGGTGCGAGTGCCCGGAAAATGGGGGCACAGACAGATACTGCGCCACTTGTACCACCAACCATAAGACAGTATCCACGCTCCAAACCGTAAACTCCACCACTAGTACCGCAGTCAAGATATTGGATGCCCATCTTAGCCAACCTTTCTGCTCTCCTGCGAGAATCCTTAAAGTTGCTATTGCCATGGTCAATAATAATATCCCCGTCGCCAAGTAATGGTAATAACTCATTTAGTGTTTCCTCAACTAATTCTGCGGGAATAACAAGTTGGAAGATGCCTGGTGCTTTACCAGTCATACCATCTTGAGTGTGAACTATTTGAACAAGGCTTTCCAGATTAGTGGCAACTCCACTAACATAACCTGCTTCATACGCTTCTTGAGCTTTTGCATAGTTCCTCCTGTAACCCCAGACTTCGATGCCTGCTTTCATCATACGGCGAGACATACCCTCACCCATACGACCAAGACCGATTAATCCTACTTTCATTTAATCCTCTTTATCGTAAAATTTTTAATACTTCACTTTCGACTTTATCTATAATGCCATCCACTACATTCACATCCAAATTCATGAATGGTGGAATGACACCTAGAATTCTTAGAAGTCCATCAACAAACAAAGCAAGACAAATCAATCCCAATGTCATACTAATAAGAGATGCATTGCGATTGTGTTTACGCATTGCCTCGTCAATTGCTTCTTCAATTAATCTGTCAACCTCTGCTTTGGTGTAGCAATGCTCAGGCTTCAGTTGTGTCATCCGATGCGCCATGATTTAGATTATCCATTGGATCGGGTTGTCCTGCTACAATAGCACATGCTCTCTTGTAGAAGTAGTTATCGGTAGTACCGTTTTCCTCAAACTTTGTTTTTATAATTGCCCAGTTGTTAAACTCATCTGGATGCATTTTTGGTTACCTTTGGTTTGTGTACTAATACCCATAATCTAGTAAATATTTAGAATTTGTCAACTACTATTTTGTCCGGCTACCAACACATACCTAAAGAAAACCTTAACGAACGTCGAAATCTAACTTCCGAATCTTTCTTTTTCTTCTAGATTCTTGCCATTCCATGTCTGTTGCTGACAGTTTTGTCTTCTTTTCCTGACCACTATCAATCATTACTACCTGAGATAAATCTGCTGCTGAGACCTTATCTCCCTTGACAGTTGTCATATTAGGACACCCGCAACATACAGGTTTGGATCCTTGTGCGATTAATTCCTTACCGCAGGATTTGCATTGTACTTTTAACATTGTACTGTACCACTATTCTCTTTTGCAAAGCAATCTATTTAGTTGTCTGATGCCCGGAGACGGGATCGAACCGCCGACCGCCTCGGTGTAAACGAGATGCTCTACCGCTGAGCTATCCGGGCGAAACACTACACTTATCCTAATGCTTGCTGTGGGGCAGTTAAACCCAACATTCTGACAGTTTGTAGTGGAGTAGAAAGTGACCAACTCTCATCACAGTGTGGTTAGCACCGTCGCGGGCGGACTCATCCCCCGTCGCTGTACTAATTATAGCACATTAAATCCAAAAGTGCATCACCATGATTTTCTTAACACCTTTTGTAACAGGGCATCCTCGGTGTGGATACATGTAAGATGAAGGGAATACCACAGTTTTACCTGATACCGGAGTGATCTTATCGTTTAAGAACTCGGTCTCTCCTCCTTCATAGTCATCATTCAGGTATGTGATAGATGAAATGATTCTACGCCAGGCATCGCACTTAGGATTTCTCCATGTTATACTTGCGTCACAGTGCCAATCATATTGCTGACGTTCACTGTACTTGCTAAGTTTATTATCAACAGAAAATCCTTGGTTAAGAGACTTTATAAACTGAGTCTTTACTAATGGTGGTAAGTGATCTCTATAGGCATCGGTGACTTTATTTGGATTAGGATAGTTCTCATCAATAATCCAGACCTCACGATCCCCACGTCTAGGATCAGATTGTTCACCTCTCCAATCAACATACATCTTACGATAAGGATCTAGTTCTTCCTTCGTCCAGATGTAATCATATAAGATATTAGGGTCCATAGATTTTTTGTTAAACTCCTCCACCTGGACTCGAACCAGGGACAGGGTGATTAACAGTCACCTGCTCTACCAACTGAGCTATAGAGGATTATTTGTTGTCAAGCATATACTCGACGGTATTTGCTACGTCGTTCATAGCATCACGTAACTCTGGTTGTTGTCCAGAGTGACATTCTGTTTTAGTGACACCGTTCTTAAACTCTTCGCAAAGGGTCCAGCGCCACTGTTTCATACTCTTTGAGTACCAAAGATTGATTTTCATTGTGTCCCTATAAGGGGAAGCGAGATACCGGATTTGAACCGGTGACGTTCTGCTTGGAAGGCAGACATTCTACCGCTGAATTAATCTCGCAATAGAAGCAGTATAAACTACTTCCTTTTGTTTGTCAACTATCAAAGACAAACTCTTTCCATTCATCAACTCCTGTATTCTCTAAGTCCATCAGAACCTTAGAGACAGGTGCCATTGGTTTTCTTGCCAACTTCATATTAGTCTGCTCTAGGAGTTTATCTCCTTTCTTGACATTACAAGGTGAACATGCAACAACTAGATTCTCCCAGGTATCCTGTCCTCCTTTTGATTTAGGAAGTACATGATCAATTGTAAGACTCTTGGTAGACCCACAATATTGACACTTATTCTTATCTCTCTTGTAGATCAGATTCCGTGTCGGGTGTAGATTTGACATACGACGGAATGGAATAATAACATAGTTCACCAGTCGAATTACTCTGCTAGAGATAACTCTTGCTTTTTCTTTAAACAGAAGTATAACTGCCCTCTTCCAGTTAGTAAAGTGAAGAGGTTCATAGGAACTATTTAAAACCAGAACAGTCGCGTAAGGCTGAATAGTTTCCATAGTACATTAGGTAAAGGCGGGTTAGACAGGACTCGAACCTGTGACCGACTGCTTAGAAGGCAGTTGCTCTATCCATCTGAGCTACTAACCCTTGACCGACCTGTGTATTATACTAGGTCTGTCCTGTGGTGTCAAGGGCAGTATGAATAGAAGACTGACAAAGGATCCAAAGATAATCCCAATCAGAATACTGCTTATCAGTTCTTGACGATTAGACTGTACCATGTTTCACTCATTCCATTAATAATGCTCTCAGCGCCCTCACGATCGTCTGTATACCCTTCAGAGATGAGGTGCTCTACTACCTGCTCGTAGTACTTATTATGCTCTTGGAGTTCCTTAGGTGTAGGTTTCATCTTTACGAATTCTTTTCTTTATTTATGATGTTCTCTGAATATATGCTAATGCCAGGAAAGGTGGCAGGTTTTGATTGGTTCCAGAGACACCTTCATTATTAATGCTAATACCAGTGGTCTGGGTGCTGATGTTACTAATAGTATTAGTGCTGTTACCACCTGGTACATTAGGACCGCCATCATCATCAGTTCCTCCACCAGTTTGACTGTGTGTATGACCAGGGTCAGTAATGCTGTGATTGTGCTGTACAACTACTGCATCTGCAGTACCACCTGTTTGACTAACAGAAATTCCTGGATATGTACTATCACTACCATCATTGGTAGCACCAAGAACAAATTTATTTCTTAAATCTGGTGTTCCATTACTTCCATCACACAATGACCAACCAGTTGGAATTGCACTGATCGCCCCAGACCACATGATAATTCCACCAAGTGGAAAAGTACCATTACCAATTAAACCATCATTGATAGGAAGTTCTTGAATCTGTTGAGCACTTGGATTTATAATTAGAGGTCTACGATCTGCCATTATAATTAGAGTTTCCTTTTATTTATTTAGATTGATAAAATACTCCGCATCGATGATTGCTAATGGTTTCTTACCATTCTTCTTCATGATGACTACCGGTTCATAATTACCAGAATTTGCTTTTGCTTGATCATAGGCATCCCATACGTTGAGTCTCTCTACATTTTTACACTCAACACTATAAGGAAATTTCTCTCTAGCAGACCTTGCCATCTGCACATCCTCTCCACCTGCACCCATAGAGCAGGATTTGATATCCTCTGGATGTATGTCAAAGGTTTCTATAAGTTGCTGGACTACCCATTGTTGTAGTCTTCGCCCCTTTGCTTTCGCACTCTGCGTCCTCATTCCATTCATAATAGCTTAATACTAGTTATCTATGAACCCTGACAGAGTTATTCTACACAAAAAAACGGGGTCTGTCAAGACCCCGTGTATCAATCTTCTGCTTTGTACGCTTCGTAACCATCATAATCTCCGAAGAGATAATCATCTGCTTTAGCTGCCTCCGTGTACGCTCTCAGAGAGTCCTGGATAGGAGTTAGAGGGTCTAGTTCCTCCATCTCCTTCCAGATCTTCTCAAACTCCTCAGAGTTTAAATCCTGCGAATGAATCCTTTTTGACATCCTGTTTGATTCCCCCGACGATGTACGATTCGACCTCAGTCTCCTGAGGTGCTACTTGTAGTCCCTTAGAAGAGATCCAGTGCTCCGTCCATGGCAGTGGGTTGTTCTTCGCTGGAATGTCATAGATTGGTTTAAGTCCAATCCCTTTCATTCTACGATTTGCAATCCATTCGACATACTGATGCAGCAGTTTGTCATTCAGACCGATCATAGATCCATCTTTGAACAGATACTCTGCCCATGCTTTTTCTTCATCAACGGTCTTACGGAACATTTCATAAGTGTTCTCTTCTTCTTCCTTGGCGATCTCTGCCATTTCTGGATCGTCGCCTGCTTTCCACTTAGTAATAATATTCTGTGTTAATGCCAGATGCTGGTTCTCATCACGAGCAATGAGTGAAATGATCTTGGCAGACCCTTCCATCAGTTTCAGTTCACCAAAGGCAAAAGAACAAGCAAATGAAACGTAGAAACGAATACCCTCAAGGATATTCACATTCATTACTGCACGATACAGTTTACGTTTCAGTTCCTTACGCTCCTCCTCCATGTTTGGAGAGTCTGCCCAGTCTTTATTCCACATACCACTGGAACCCCAGCGTTGTGCGGCATTAATGAAGTCATCATATGCCTCTGTGACGCTCTTGGCACGCTCGATAATTCTCTCGTTATCAAGAATCTTATCGAAGACCTCAGAGGCATCTGGATAGACGTTCTTGATGATGTATGTGTATGAACGACTATGGATCATCTCCATAAATCCCCATACCTCCATACATGCCTCAAGTTCAGGGAGGGAGCAGTAAGGCATAAACGCCATACTAGGACCACGACCCTGAACTGAATCAAGAAGAATTTGGTATTTTAAGTTGGAAGTGAAGATGTGCTTTTGTTCTGGTCTCAGATTTGCGTAATCTGCTCTATCTTTTTGTAAGGAAACCTCTTCGGGTCTCCAGAAGTAACCTAATTGTTGTTGTGTTAATTTATCAAAGACAGGATATTTGTAAAGATCGTATCTCTGAACTCCGAGAGGTTTACCAAAAAACATTGGTTGCTTTTTGGTGTCTACCTTCTTGGCATTAAAGACGGTCATACCATCCATCTGATCTTTCCCCTGTGTAGTAAACTTGTATTCTTTCATTTTAAATCTTGCAACTTTCGCAATCTTCTTCCTCCGCTGCTTCTAGTTCTCCTACAAGATTATCTAGCAATTTAGAATCTTCTAGGTTTTCATCAGACTTAAAGTCGTAGGTATTTTGATAGTAACTAGTCTTCCAACCGAACTTATATGTCCGCAGAAGGTCCTGTGCCATTTCAGATACAGGGACTTCATTGTCAGCATAGTTCTTAGGATTATAACTCCAATTGCCACTGATTGCTTGGTCAAAGAACTTTTGCATCACAGAAACAATATTGATATAACCACTGTTATCAAGCATATCCCAAAGAAGTGTATAACTGTTTTTGAGATGTTGGTAACCAGGGACGATCTGTTTAAGCGGTCCTTTTTTGCTTTTCTTAATGGACAGATACCCTCTAGGTGGCTCGATTCCATTCGTTGCGTTTGACACAACGGAACTGCTCTCCGATGGCATCTGAGCAGACAAGGTTGAGTTCCGTAAACCTTTGTCCATAATATCTCGTCGTAAGTCTTCCCAGTCATAATTATATCCAGGGTTAGAAATTTCGTCTACATCAGACTTGTAGGTGTCAATTGGAAGTATACCGTCTGCATACTTCGTGCGAGAGAAATAACCACAAGGTCCTTTCTCTTCTGCCAGTTTGTTAGAGGACCTCAGCAGGTAATACTGGAATGCCTCAGTGAGTCTATGGATGTCATCCCATGCCTCTTGGGAGTCATACTTGTGTCCGTTCTTTGCAAGGTAGTGTGCCAGACCAATATAACCCACGCCAAGCGACCTGCGATTCTTGGTTGCAACCTCTGCTGCAGTGATTGGATAGTCCTGATAGTCAATCAGTTCGTCCAGACCCCGTACAGCAAGGTCACAGAGTTCCTCAAGGTCAGTCAGTTTGTTGACCTTACCGATGTTTACGGCGGAAAGAATACACAATGCAATTTCACCGTCTCCATCAATATGTTGCAAGGGTACTGTAGGCAGAGTGATCTCCTGACACAGGTTACTCATCTCTACCTTGTCCTTAAACGAGGAGTGAGAGTTGCAGTGGTCGATATTCATAATGTAAATACGACCGGTCTCTGCTCTCTCCTTCAGCAGATTCAGGAACAGCTCCTGCGCCGGTAGAGTCTTCCTCGGAATAGATCCATCAGATTCATAACTTGTATAGAGATCATCAAAAGATTCAGTTCCAAAAGCATCGTAAAGACCTGGAACATCGTGAGGGGAGAAGAGAGAAATTTCTTTTCCTGAGATGAACCGTTCATAGAAGAGTTTAGAAATTTGAATGCTGTAATCGAGTTTTCGGACACGGTTATCTTCCGTCCCTTTATTGTTTTTAAGTACAAGGATATCCTCTATTTCTTGGTGCCAGATTGGGAAGTGGACAGTCGCTGACCCACCTCGTATTCCATTTTGTGTACAACAGCGGACAGTTGATTCAAACTTTTTAAGGAAAGGTACAACGCCTGTGTGTTGAACTTCTCCACCCCTGATTTTAGCGTTGATGCCACGGATTCGACCTGCGTTGATGCCGATTCCCGCCCTTTGTGCAACGTATCTGCCAATAGCCATATCAGAGCTAAAGATAGAATCGAGGGAGTCATCAACATCAACAAGCACACAGCTAGCAAATTGTCGAAGTGGGGTTCGCACTCCTGCCATGATGGGGGTTGGGATGTTGATTTTGTGTCTGGAGATTGCATTGTAGTACCTGTGTACATAATCCATCCTAGTATCTTTAGGATAGTTTGCAAATATTGTTGCGGAAATTAACATATACATGTACTGAGGAGTCTCGTACAACTCTCCAGAACTCCTGTCTTGAACAAGATACTTGTCAACTACCTGGCGCAGACCAGCATAGGTGAACAGCATATCACGTCCATGATCAATCCAGGAATCAATTTTATCCCACTCTTCATCTGAATATTTATCAGAAAGTTCCGAATCGTAGATACCCTCATGAGCACCGAGCACAAGGTGTTCATGAACATGTGGGAATCCTTTGTTCCAATCGGCACCGAATACCTGCTTGTAGAGACCAAACAGAAGCAGTCTAGCAGCGACGAACTGATAGTTTGGGGAGTCCAGGTCAATCAAATCAGAAGCAGACCGTACAAGGATCTCCTGAATCTCTCCAGTAGTGATTCCATCATAGAACTGAATGCCTGACTGAATCTCTACCTGTGAAGCAGATACACCTGCCAATCCTTCACAGGCTTCCTCTACCATAATATGAATCTTATCTAGGTTCAGGGGTTCAACATTCCCGTTACGCTTTTGAACCTTTGTACCGTTGGTCATACTTTCTTCCATCCGTTAAATTTTACTTTAGCATTAAGTCCGTGGTAAGCACTTGATGATACCACATCTTGGACATCTAGTCCAGCGAGAACCATGTCATTCAGGTCCTTCTCTTGTATCTTTGAGTTCCAAATTACTACCTTATCTCCGTTGTCAATTGTTTTGGAGATTCGGTCGCAGATTTGTTTGTTACGTGGTTCGTTATCAAAAACGTAAATATAATCGCGCCAACCAAGCGTCCTAATATCAACGTCGGACCCACACATAGCAACAGCATTTTTGATAAACGTGGAGTCGAAGGGTCCTTCAACAATGTAAACGGATTCCGAAGCATTAACTTTATCCAGTCCGTAGATTTTTGGTTTGTCATCGTTAAGCATTACGGTGATGTACCTGAGTTTGGATTTTGGATTAAGTGCTCGTCCTTGGAACCCAAAGATTCCGTCTTTATCTTTGAGTGGAATGATGATTCGTGATTCGTCATTCTCCTCACTCTCAAACATAGGTTTTAGAGTATTGGTCCATTGTTTGAACCTTTCGCAGAAGTAAAACTCCCGCATTAATTTGTCTGGTATTTTTCTGTTTTGGAGATAGATCTTTGCCGGGTGAGAAATATTTAGCTCTGAAATTCTTGGAAGATCAAAGTCTTTCTTTTTAAAGTTCGGCTTGCTACTAGGCACCACAGGGTTTGGTGTATTTGACGACCTACCAGTCAGTCCTTCTTTGTAACGCTCCATAACATACTGGTCATAGAGCACCACATCCTGGTCTTTCAGGAAG